ATTAAGAGAGATGAATTAGAACCTGAACCTGAACCTGAGCCACAACCTGAGCCACAACCAGAGCCAGAACCAGAACCGGAGCCAGAACCAGAGCCAGAACCAGAACCAGAGCCAGAACCAGAGCCAGAACCAGAACCAGAGCCAGAACCAGAGCCAGAACCAGAACCAGAGCCTGAACCTGAGCCAGAACCAGAACCAGAGCCTGAACCCGAGCCAGAACCAGAACCAGAGCCTGAACCACAGCCAGAACCAGAACCAGAACCTGAACCTGAGCCACAACCAGAACCTGAACCACAGCCAGAACCAGAACCAGAACCAGAACCACAGCCAGAACCACAACCAGAACCAGAACCAGAACCACCAGTAGTAACTATGATTCAATTCGATGCATCTGGGGTGCATATTGTTGATAATTCAAATGTAAGTGCTTGGGCATCGTCAGCTCACCCGGATTACAGATTTAAGGACGGCGAAGATCGCTATCATTATGATAATGTTAATGATGGAAGAGACTTCAGCGTCTGGATAGCGGCTTCGACCGGCGATGAAAATATAGGTATTTACTTTACTGATTCAAGTGGAAATAATGAAGAGCAAGAATTATTTGGATTTGGATTTAAATGGCTCCAGGGCTTCGCGATCGCGGGCTCGAGCAACCGGCAACGTGGACTGTGGACATTGTATTATACACGTGATACTATTTCAAGTATAAGTGATGCGGAAAATGCGACTTATTATATAATACAAGAACCATATTATTTGGCAGATTCTGATTCAGACAAACCAGCAGAAGTACATTTCAGATTTGATAGTCCTTTGTTAGCATCTGGTTTGAAAGCAAACATTAGTATGTTGGATGAAGGCACGCAGGCAGGAACGCTGCCGGCTTTGGCTGAATTTATTGCTTATTTGCAAGATCCTGCAGCAACCATGGGTCATATTGCATATGCGCATGATTATGATGATGAAGAAGTAGCACAAGAGTTTTCATTTTTAATTAATATAAATGTAGGTACTTGGTTAAATGTAGATAATCATATGGCAAATGGTGAATATATTGATAACTCTGGTAATCATTGGTATTTATTATCTGAAATGAAAGACAAAAATGTTTCTGACAATGTATTATCATCTTATAACATAGACGATGCAAAAATTTATTATAGACGAGATGGATTATTTATAGATGTTGCTTGGTATAGTGGAAAAAACCATCCTGATAACAACATTTTTAGAACTAGTCTTTTAGAATATAAGATAAATCAAATATCATAAAAATTTTGCGTTAGTATTTAAGAATAAATTATTATATTGTAGTTATTCTATGGATTTATCTACCTGTTATCAAGGAAAGGTAAAATGGTTTTCTAATAAAGCTGGATACGGTTTTATTACAGTTACAAAAGATGCAAATAATAAACCAGATGATGCTCCATCTGATTTACCAGATACTCTTGTAAATGAGGATATATTTATTCATCATACGGGTATTAAGACTGAAAAGCAAGTATACAAATTTCTTCAACAAGATGAGCAAGTTGTTTTTAAGATTTTGTTTTTATCAACATCTAAACATAAGTATCAAGCTATTGAAGTAAGTGGTAATGACAATTCTTTAAAGTGCGAAAATCCAAAAAAATTTGATCGTAATAAACAAAGACGTAAACGCGTTGCAAAGGCTTCACAAGAAAAAGTAGTCAAATCCGATGAAAATAGCCCACCTTCGCCACCACCAGTACCAACTGCGGAGGATTTTCCAAAATTAGCACAAAATGTTACAACAACTGGCGAAAATGATTTGACTACTTTGACTAGTGCTGCATCATCGGGTGAAGAAACCGCATAAATAAGTTTTTTTATAAAACTAATAAAATCAATATTGAAACAAATACTGATATATTAAATTTGCACTAATTAAATCTGATGTCTCGTAGTAAATAGTCATATTAGTCATACATTATGCCTAATTATTTGAACCCAACAATAATTGAATTAGATGACGTTAATTTCGAAAAAATTGATTTTGAACCCGGTACTGCTGTTTTTAAGAGCGCCGACTTTGCTATTTTAGATGCAGGAAGTATGCAAAAACTGAATATTACTGTTGATCGTGATGGTGAACGTTATATTAAGCAATTACAAGGAATTTGTTATGTTGACAAGTGGGCTATTGCGAGACACGACGACCTCACGCGCTCGACCGAGCTCCAAGCCGGCGACGCCGTAGGACCTATTACAAATAAGGTTGCTCCGGTAACTGGCGACGCTGCGAATCGCGTTGGACGCGGAACTGAGGACTACCCCAACGAATGGGAAGAAGATGCTCCATTTGGTTTAACGGATTCTAATTTTGGTATTCTCAGAACGTCGCTAAATTTAAAAATCGACGATAATGATGATAAGTTACTAAACACTACACAACTCGAACCATTAGAATATGCTTATGATGATGGAACCACCACGAAAGCCGCGAGTTATCGTGGTGAAATGCGACTTAGCACACGTGCTTCGGCACTTAAACGTGGATATGAATTTTATAATCCATATGATCCTGATTACGATGACGCGGCGTCAAGCGCGGGCGTCGCATCCACCGACCCCCGAACCGACGTTGAAAAAAAGGCATACCAAAATGTGCATGGCTTTATAAGTGGCGATGGTGCTAATAATTATGAGTTTTTAACTGAGCCAAAGTTTAAAGAGGATGTTGTTTATATAGTCGACGATGCTGTAGATCCACCCGTAAAATACAGTGCCGTGATACCGTCGCCTGATAGCACTGCTTTTGCGCCTGCGATTGATGATAGTGGTAATAAAATAGTATTTGATGAACTACCGGGAATTCAGACATCGCAAGTGGGCACCGTCGCCGACCCCGCCGGCGTGGCAGCGGAGCCGGAAACACCTGCTCTAACTCAAAGTAATAATATTATGCATATAAATATTACCCGTAATGAAAGAGAATTTGATATAGGACAATCTTCAGAAGCTGTCGATCAGCGCCGTAAAAGAGGAACTAGAAATCTTATATCATCAATTGTATTTTGTCAAATGGTTTCTAGACTGTTTAATACTGATAGCGGTGATGCAAATCTCCAACTACAAAATGTAGATTTTTCATCTGATAAAGAAAGACAAAGTGGTTTGTTTTTTGTTAATATTGATGATGAGGATGTTCAAGAAAACGGAGATGTATTACCAAGAGTAACCGGGGACTCTAATCCCTCAGACCAACAATATCCTATAGGATATAAATCCTGGCTCCAAGAGCTCGCCCGACGCGGAAATACTTACAAGACCGACGATTTCAACGCAATCGACAATACTGGCACTGTTAATGTACTACCGGAATCTATTGCAGAATACGCATTGCGTCTTGAATATCTTCGTGATCCAGAATCAACAATAGCTGGAAGCGTCCAATATGATTATAATTATGATATTGATCAAAAAGGACAGCTAACAAATGATGGTTTTGTTTTAAATTTTAAGCGTGACTCCAGCGGTAATGTAATTTATCGAGATGCAAGTGGAAATGAAGGCGCACTCACTGAGGGCGGCGAGCAGTTCCTGAACTCCGACGGTAGTGTGGGGGCGCTCGTCGAGAAGCCTCTGACTGCTGTAAATGAAGAAGTTAAAAAGGTTATTGCGGGCAGTGGCAAAGACCGCACATTTACTATTGCAAATGATATTTTATATAAAACTTTACAAGCATTCAATGGTGAAAAAAGAGGAAGACGCGCTCTAGATGAGGATGGAAATCATGGTAAAAAATATACATTTAGAGATGGCGCAAATGTCGAGACGCGAACAATTGAGAATTACGAAACTAGTGAGTGGTTTCCACCTGCAAATGCGGAAACAGTACGTGGTACAGTAGACGCGAGAGTAAATGGTGATAAATTAGATGCGGAAGTAGAGTATTGGAATTTTAGAACTGCGAATAATGGTGACGATGCTGATGCCTCAAGTGGTGTGAACCCCGTTTACGATACAAATGAGAGAGAATATGTACCATTTAAAAGAAATGACAAAATGATGGTTTATTATACAATTGACATCTTTTTCCAACAAAAAAGTTTAGAAGAAGTATCACCCGAAGGTTTGAATGCACTTACTGTTGAAGGTAGTACAAAAATAGAAACTGGAGATGTCGTAACTTCAAAAGGTCGTTCTCCCGATTTCCACAACGAAAAATTAGACTTTGTATTAGAATGGGTTTTAACTCACCAACAACAGGAAACAATTTCAACAAGAAATGCATCAGAAGCAGGTTATTATAATAATCTCGACGGTGACGCCACGGACGCTCTGCTGCTCGAGAACGGCGCGCACGCAAATAGTCGTAAAAATGTATGGGTGGAAGGGACAGCAGCTGCTGGAGAAGAGTATTGGTCGACCGGAGATAAACCAGTCTTAAGCTATGATGATGCCGTTCTCGCCTCGCGCGTCTCTAACGGCGTGGCTGTCCAATACGACGACGACTCCACGCTCTCCTGGGATCTGCCTGCTTGGGCTGTCGGCGTCATCCCCGATATTAGTTAGAAATATGTATTTTAGTTAATATTTTTTTAAGATTTATAAAAAATATATTAATTAATTATGAGTAATAGTTTAAGTTCTGAATTTTTACTTCTTCATCCTAAAAATGTAAGAAATACTTATGATCTTAGACCTAGTCAATTAATTCAGTATCCAGAGAAAGTAAAAAAACCTTCTAAAGAAATAAGAAATAATATTTACGATGGAATTGAATACAGTCTTGGATATATGGGTAGTGGTGTGGAAATGAAAAATGGAAAAGATAGAGCACTTGGTGCTAATTATTTTTTGAATACAAATAAAAAATGTGATCCACTAAAATCAGATCCAAAATGTAAGGATAAAGAAAGATATGTATATGTTAGAAATATACCTACAGGGACAATACCTCCTTTAAATTTGAGTTTTTATAATGCAACCGGTTGTAATTTAACTGGATTAACAGAAGGTCGCGGACTTGTTCCAGGTTTAATAGAAGACATATATGATTTTAATCCAATAGAATTAGGTATTGCAGTATCTGGAAATGGTAATTTGGGAAGTGATAGTTGTAAAAAAATGACATTGCCAGTTGGTTCTCAAATTTATAATGAAGAAAAAGAAAATAATACATGGAAATGGGAATCTAAATGCACAAGCGGTTTTCATACAATGACTGAAACAACAAATGATGAATTAAATAGAAAGGTACTTAATTATAACCCAACTATAAAAAGGGCAAGATTACCGGGTCCAATGCAATTAAGAGAAAATTTTGAATTAAATGATAAATATTCACCTGTTAATAGCGTTTTTATTATTATTATAGCATGTGCAGTATTGGGAATAATACGTTCAAAAAATTAAGTGAATTAACCTATTTACTACAAATATTTGATTATTTCATTGGAAAAACATCATTTGGACCAATAGATGTTGGATATACAAATTGTTCACTTTCATCATGTTCTTCAATAATATTTTGTGAACATAATCCAGAACAATATGCTGAATCTATTTTTTGATATAAAGAGTATAATTCTTTGATTTGTTTAGATGTTTTTTCACTAAATTTGCGCATATTATTTTTAATTTGTTCTTGTTCTTTTTTAATAGATTTAAGTGTTTTAGTAATATCATCTAATCTAGTAGAAATATCGTTTTTATTTTTGATACGATTAACCAATTCAGAAGACTGCATAATAATAATAATATTAAATTTTTAATTCTTTTTTAGATGCAAAATAGCCAATACTATATAAAATTATATTCAAACACGTTTGAATATAATTTGAATTGTATGCAATATAAAAAATGAATATAATATAAAAATAAGTAATCATATAATTCGACGAATTAATTGAATATTTTTTTTTAGTTTTTAAAAAATAATATCCAGAAAAATATGATGTTGATAGTGCAAAAATACCAGGCACAAGTTCATTATATTTAGAAAATACCATGGTTGCACCATGCATACATATAGACAAAAAATTATATGATAAATATTCAGTAAGATCCATAATCTTGTCATTTTCATGTGATAGAGAACCTGCTAAACCATATTCGCAATTGCTCCAAGTAACATGTGAATCCATTTTATGACTTAATAATATTTATTAATTAGTATTTGATGGCGCATGAATATTTCTAATGAATATTTCTAATTAAAACCATGGTTTTATCATTAATTGTTTTGAACCTTTATTCGAAATATTTACTGAATGTGGAAGTATTTCGCGTTTATTGCTAATATGATCTACATAATCTAAATGTTGCTTGAGACCAGTAATGATTTTTTGAACAGCATAATCCAATACCATTTTATTTAATACTTTGATTTGATTCAATATATGATCTGGTTGATTCTCACTATTTTGCAAATAAATAGAACGCATTATTAAAATTAATTCTTCGTTACTTTGAGCACTAATAACATGTTGTTTGTTTGTATCTAACCAAACTTGATAACGAATATTTGTGTGCAATGACGAAATATTTTGTTTGCTAAAAAAAGCTCTGCTTAAAGGTGTTAAACTCTGAATGCCTTTTAATTCTTCCATTGTTATATAAACTAATATTTTATTTTTAATTAAATTTAGTGTATGTTTATACATGGACTAATCATCACATATACAAACATCGTTACTAATATCTAAAATTTTTTTACGAACCTTTTTTGTTGGTCTATTTTCAAGAATAAGTATTTTTTCTGCAGATTCTGGGTTTTCTTTAATCTGTTTTCTAGCATTGCAAACATTGTTCCAAAATAATTCAATGCTTGGAGAAATCATTGAAAACCATTCCTTGTTTCTTTTAATTGTTACTAAAGAATGTTTTGTTAATGTCCAATAATATGCTTTAATAAATTGTTTATCAGAATTTTCATGAAATTGATCTGTATTTACATCAAACCAATGTTCTAGTGTTTTAACACTTTCTCCGAGTGATGAGTAAATATATTTTGAAATTCCATTATTGTCTTCATATTCTAAAACAATGCCGTAATAATTATTTTTCATGGTTTTATTTTCAATTTTATTGAAAAACTCATTTCTAGTATTATTTTCATCAATAACACATTCAAAAAAGTCACAATACGGTAAATCACATACTTCCATTTGTAGTTGACACTGAACCCAATAATTCCATTTAGGAACTCCAGTAAGTCGTCTGCTAAATAAACATTTTATTTCAAGCATTCTTCCCAATAATGTTGGATCATTGGACTCTGTGATTATACCATCTGGAGATGCACCAATATAATCAATTTGTTTATGTTTAATGCAGCCATATTCACTGACTTTACAATTATTCATAATTTCATAAATGCTTATAGCATTATCTTCATTGCGAATACCGTGTGATAAAGCATTACCTTTTATCATTTTGCTATTTTGTGTTACTTTTGATTCAAAGTATTCCAAGTAAGATACAGATGTTGATTTATCAAAAATATGAGATAAACTGCTTGCAGTCAAAACACTATTTCTATATTCATACCATTCTGAGGTTCTTTGTTCTGGTTGTGGAATATTTTTCAACCATTCGAGTATAATATCAACATTTTCTACTGGACTAATAATATCACTATCTTTCGCAATTGAACTTACAATGTGAGGAATATGTGATTCTACTTTACAATCGGAATATTTTTTGATTTCAAATTCCAACCACTTATCAAAGATGTTTACATCGACAATATTTAATGATTTTATAAAATCTTTCATTAATGCGTATTTCTCTTTAAACAAAATAATAGATTCATTTTTTTCTACTAATTTACAAATTGATTCAAAGAACTGTTCCATAATGTTCAATTTTATTAATAATATAAATAGTATTGTATTTATAGTTTGAACGGAATATTGGTACTTATAACGAAATAATCTTTATCAACAATTTCCCATGGAAACAAATGAAATTCAATTAAATCAACATTTTTTGGTAGTAAACACATATTTTTAATGTCATTAATATTAATTTCACCGATAGATGAGTAATATCCTATGTTACGTAAATTTTCATATTTGTTTTTTGAAATAATAATTTCATTGTTAAATGAATCTTTGCAAATAATATTAGAACATTTATCAAAAAGTGGATTTGCTTTATAAAAACGTATATCAACGATATTCGTATTAATGTTAATAGTTCTATACAAGTATAAAGCAAATAAAGAATAATATTCGGTTTTCCTTAATATATATACAAATATTGAGGTAAATCTATACAAAAATCTATTGATTAATTTTTTATATAAAGTGCTTTTGAAAAAATTAAAATTCATACTATTAGATAATGATAGAGCTCTTAATAATAATTATTTGTATAGCTATTTTAGCTACTCAAGTTTATATTCAAGATTGGAATGCTGTAATTATATTTATTACTATACTGTCCCTGTGTCATTATGTAATAAAACTTGATACATATATTGCATTTGGTTTATCAGGAATATTAGCCTGTGTAATGAATTTATATAGTAGATTGAGACAAGAAAGTTTTGTAAATGAAGATGAAGAAGATGATGATGAAGAAGATGATGATGATGAAGAAGATGATGATGAAGAAGATGATGATGAAGAAGATGATGATGAAGAAGAAAATCCTGAAGATGCTCTTGCTGAATTGGTTGAGGAAGATGATGGCGAACATGAGCATAGTTTTAGTCATAGTCATCCTCCTAGTGACAGTACTCATGAACACTTTAGTTCAAAAAGTAATCCAATTGATGTAAATACAACAATAAAGGATGCATTAACAAATTTTGATCCACAAACTCTTAAAAATATGACCAAAGATACAACAAAATTGATCAAAGAACAATCGGAATTAATGAAAACAATATCTCAAATGCAACCAATAATTGAGAAAGGTATGGGTTTACTTGATAAATTTCAAGGCGAAGGAAAAACAGAGGAATTATTTAATAAATTTGCAAAGTTACAAAAAGCAAATAAGAAAAAATAAATGGAACATGTGCGTTAATTCATTTATAGTTAACAAGATTATATTAGTTAATGGAAGAAGATAGTGCAACTACTACGCCTTTAAATCAATTGCCGAAAAATGATAAGAATGATTCTGATTTAGTGAATAAGATTTTAACACAATTAGAAGAAGTACCAAAGGATGATATTGAGCCTGTCGAAGAGATTGAAATTCCAATAAAAAAACAATATGTTAAACCTAAAAAGGTAGTGGAAGAACCAGTATCTGATGATGAAACCTTAGAAAATTATAATAACAATAGTGGTGTAGTTGGAGGAATTGAAGATTCATTACCTTCGCCTGACACAATTAAAGGATTTTATAATTCGATAGATGTGGATAAAATATACAATTCATTAAAATTAGCAGCAATGTATTCAATAATATTTCTTATGTTTTTACATTTTCAAAATAATTTTAGAGTAATTTTTGAGAAAATACCTTATGTAAAAAATTATATTGGTTTTGCTGGTGAAATGAATAATACTTATAAAATGTTGTTATCATTAATGTTTGGAATAATAGTATTTTTTTTAGATGTTTTTTATATAAAATCTTAATTAAAATCAATAATATATGATTCATTATTGTTTTCTATTTTGACAGGTTGGTATTGTTTAAAATTTTTTGGTATGATTTGATAAACAACAAATTTAGATGCTCTAACATACTTTTCTTTTGATGAAACTGTTCTATTAACACATCTCAATATTTGTCTTAGAATTGTAATAGAATTTTTTGGTGTAATATCATTTAAATAGGTTCTTGCTTTGCATGGTATGTAATATTCTTCTAATTGTGGTTTTAGTTGATATAATTTGTCTACAGTCCCCATTACTTCTATATCCTTCTTTGAAAAATTGGTAACGTCGTCGAATGATTGGAGACCGAATGCCCGTAATACTTCTAAACATAGTTCTTCGGGTGGATTTGTTTTAAAAAGTTGATTCTTTACCATTAATATATATCTTTTCTTTTACTAATAATTAAGAATTAAAAATTATGAGAGAAAAAAAATATTTATCAGTTAAATGTTAAATCATCTACCCACCAACGATTAGACAGGTAAGGAAGATTACTAGATTGATATTGTTCATCTGATTTTGTAGTAGTTTGATTATCTTTTTGCTTAAATAGATTTGGTCCTTTTTTAGCAATATCATATATTGTTCCTGGTGGAATGACATAATTAAAGTATTGCATTTTTGACAAATATCCTTTAAATCCTCCCTTTTGTGTTACATATAAATCATAATAATTTTGTCTTGGTAATGATTGCAATGTGTGAGTGGATTTTAATCTACCGTTGATATATATATTAGAATTGAAGTTTGATTGTGTATAAGTTAGATGTATCCATTTTTTTATAGGTAAATTACTAATATCAACATATTCACGAATTGAATTAAATGTATTTACATATAATCTTAATGTATTATCTACAGGTGATAACCATAATCCTGGACACATTATTTCATTTGAATGGTGTGGTAAACCATCATTTGGAATATTTTTAAGTTTTGGTCCTTTGTGGAAAACATGTTTCCATTTATTATTTGAATTCCACGAATCACCATCAATCCATAACCACAAAGAATATGAATATTCTATACCATTTTCATTAAGAGAACGATTAAGCGTAATGCTTTCTTCATGATTCGGATCTTGAATAACAATTCTTGGTTTTTCAGCATCGATAATACCTGAAAAAATCACAGGTGCATCATTGTTTGAACTCGAAATCTTTTTAAGAAACATTTCAATTAGTACCCAAACTATATATATCACAAAACAAATTACAATTCCAGACAAAATTTCAACAGCAACGGAATTGTCATCACTATCTGATTTTAGAAAGTTGGTTATTCTATCCATTTATTATCTACAATTTTTTATATTAGATATTATCATTATGGATCCGAAACGTGTTTTGAGCGGAGCGGCTTTTCTTATCTTAATTTTAGCTATTATTGCTGTTATTTACATGACACTCAAAAAATTGTATAACCCTTTTAATACAGGTATATTGATAATTGATAAACCTGTCGAAATTACTCATGATATGGTTTCATGTGTCGATTCTTTACCAGATGGATCTGACCACACATACAGTTTTTGGATGTTTGTAAGTCATTGGTCAAAGACTCCTGGAAGACCTAAAATTGTGTTTAAACATAAATATTCCAATTATACATTAAATGTTTCTGTTGGTGAAAGTGATGCTGATTTAGAAGTATTTTTAACCGATTCTAATGGTTTGAAAGTATCTAGAAAATCGCACATGTCTTACTATTCGGAAAATGATAATGAATATTATAGATTAGCAAGAGAGCTTGATAATGATAATACTCATGTATTACAAAATTTACCAATGCAATCGTGGAATCATATCACTTTATCAGTTTATGATAAAACAATTGACCTGTATTTAAATGGAAAACTTGCCAGAACATTTGTTTTAGCAGATGAATTACAAAACACATTAGATCAAATGATTCAAGTTGGTAGTGTTGGTGATGAAATAACTTATAGTGGATTTCTTTCAAAATTTAGATATTATCCTCGTTTAGTATCACCTCAAGAAATATACAAAATATATTTAGATGGTCCTGCTAGTCAAAGTCAATTATCGTATGAGAGAGATGCTAAAAAATTAAATTTAAACCTGTCATTACAAAGTGGTGGACCAACATGTGCCACAGCACACTAGATTTGAATAAATAAAAAAATTATAATAGTAATGAGTGTCACAAAATCATATTTAACTTCTAACTGGCTGTATGATTTAAATAAAATTGGAATGGATGGTTCTCTTCCATTAAAAGATGATGATGGGCTACAGAATTTTTATAATACAGTCAAGAATGAACAAAATTTAGCAAATGCAGCAGATGGATTGAAATATATAATTAATGATGGTGGTGTGGATGCCGCATCTGAACAAAGATTTCTTGTAAATGCAGAATATTATTATAAAGTATATGCATCTCTATTAACAAGAGAGTATCACGATGAATTATCGGAAAATAATCTATTTTTTAAAACACTAAAGAAAAATGCTTTTGAAGCTAAAAGAAATAGACATTCGCATTTGAATGAAGTTCAAAATACTGCTCAAAATGCTACAGACAATTGGCAACACACATCTTCTGAACTAGTTATGTTATATAATCGGTTAAGAGGCAATAAAAATCATGAATATGTAAATTTGATTGATGACAATTCAACATTACAGCGTCAAAGAGACCTTAACCATGATCTTTTTATAAGAAGACAAAATATGAATACATTTTTAAGAATTTGTACCATATTTTTATGTTTATTAATTTTGACTGGTTATATGAGATATAACAACTATAATCTTGCAATGTTAACTGTTGCAAACTTAGTAATATTTGTTTTATTTGGAATTCTTGTTATTTCAATGATATTAAAATCAGATCATATGCATCGTTTGGATTCAAATAGATTAAGATTCAAGGGCTGGCCGGTCTTAGATGATACTGTTCAAGCGAAATATACTGGTAATTGTTCTGCTGATGAAACTTCAAGAACATCTAGTCCTGGGAATTGTCAAAACTAAATATTGATATAAATGCATTTATATAAAAATATAAAAATATATTAAATTGATATGGCTCATATAATTTTGAATTGTATTTTAGAAAAAAATAAACTAAGAGTTAAATTTCACTCATATGTAAACGTCGAAGGAAAACGATTTACAAACGTATACAATAATAATTATAATTGTCGTTTTCCAAAAGATTTAAGACAAAATGGAATGTTTTATAAAATATTACCAAATGACCTTTCACTTAATTCAAATTCAAAAATTAAACCATTTTATTGTATCAAGGGCAAAAATATTGAAAGAATTAGTGTTCTTGATGCTATTGAAATTTATAGTGTAGATGAATGTATGATTTGTATGGATAATAATCCGGAAATAACTTTTGTACCTTGTGGTCATAAAATATCTTGTTTGTCATGTTATAATCGATTTCGTGAAGAAAATAATGAATGTTTCTTATGTAGAAATATTATAAATAGAGCATTGGCAGCGAATTGAAGTTATCGATCCATAAATTATTGTGATGTAATATGTTATAATATTCAACATATTTAGTTGAATCATATGCCAATTTTTCGTTAATTATTTTTAATATTTCTGATTCTATATTAGTAGTGAATACATAGTTTTGCATTTAGGATTGTCAATAATATTTTTTAGTCTAAAATTTTAAATTGCGTAAATAAATAAGAAATAAATTATATAACTTCAATATGACAGGAGGAACACTACAATTGACCAAATATGGGGCACAAAATGCATATTTAAATGGGAATCCTCAAATGACATATTTCAAAACAGTTTATAAAAGACATACAAATTTTTCTATGGAAATACTTAGATTGGATTTTGAAGGAACACAAAATATTGCAAATGATGTAGAAACACAACTAAAATGTAAAATTACTAGAAATGGTGATTTGATTAATAAAATATATTTTTGTATAAATCTTCCAAATATATATTCAGCACACTTTTTTGATGATGAGAATGGGCCAGACAACAGAGGAACTAATGCCGAATTTGCATGGATACCCAATATTGGATGTCAAATAATAAAAAAATGTACTTTATCAATTGGAGGCAATAAAATATCTGAAGTGTATGGTCAATGGATAGAAATTTATCATGAAATTTTTCTAGACACTTCTGGTAAAAATAATTTTGATAATATGATTGGTCATCAATCTGATTTGTTCATGCCTTCACATAACGGTTGGAATGCGGGAATTTATCCATCGTCATCGTTAAATCCAATTTTGAATAAAAATCCAGCATCATCTGATATTTATTTATCCACATTCAAAAAAAATTCATTTTTACAACCTCCGTCGATTCATGGTAGAAAATTATATGTACCAATTCCATTTTGGTTTACTACAAATCCTGGATTAGCATTACCTCTAATTGCACTTCAATATCACGAAATAACTCTTGAATTTGAATGCAGACCAATACTTGAATTATATACAATAATTGAAACAAAAAGTAATGGTTCTGTACCAAAAGGTGCTAGAACAGCACCAACAACAGCAGAACATCATCATATAGGTAATTTTATAACTGGTGTTCCAAGTACAAATTTTTCAAAAAATAAAAATCTTGATGATGGATCTTTAAATATTCAAGGATGGAATATGGATACACATTTATTGGTAAACTATATATTTTTAGATAATGACGAAAGAAGAAAATTTTCTAATAATAATCATGAATATTTAATAGAACAAGTTTATCGTCAGGATTTTACAGGAGTTATTGGAACGCAAACTTTAAAATTGCAATTTCAACACCCGGTTAAATATCTTGTATGGTGCGGACAAAGAAATGATGTTGCTAGAAAATTAAACAGACATAATAATTACACAAATTGGGAAGAAGAATTTATACCACCAGGCACAAATGCATACATAAATTTGCTTGGATTAGATAGTGAAAATCCTTTATATTATAAATTTAATCCTGACGGAAATTTAATTTATGATAGTGCTAGTAATGATTATAAAACTTTAGACGGTGACGAAGCCGGTAATACTGCTTTATTACCAACGAAGTTTAATTTTAGATTTTGGCAAGAAGATGTTATTAAATCAAGTCGATTGTTATTTGATGGAGTTGAAAGATATTCATCTAGAGATAGTACATTTTTTAGATATGTTCAACAATATCAGCATAATATTAAAACGGCAGATAAAAGTGGTATATATATGTATTCTTTTGCCCTTGATCCATCGAGATATCAACCATCTGGATGTTGTAATATGTCTCGCATATCCAATTTACAATTAGAATTAGAAATGTGTGATATTATGCCAAATGCTAATAATTTTGATACGTATGATTTCAATGTGTTCGTTTATGCTGTTAATTATAATTTATTGCGTGTTGTTGGTGGTATGGCAGGCTTAGCATTTTCAAATTAAATAAATTACATTATATTATAATGACTTGCATTACAGAAAATACATTAAAATGTATATTATTTGTAGCATTGGTTTTCTTTATTATACAAGTATATACACTTGAAGAAAAATTTAACCCATGGAACAAATATGGAACCGCATCAGTATTAAATGAAAAGGCTCTTAAAAAAACTGGTACAACTAGATTAGAATATGATTATGTTTCTAAACCATTTCCATACAAAAATAGACCAGCAACTAACAACTCAAAAAAACCAATATCCCCAATTACTGTTAGACAAATTGCTTTAAGAAAACATTATTTGAAATAAATTATTTATAACTTTTTCAAATTTTATCAACTTTACGAAATTCTCCAGTAGCTTCCATTGTTAAACTTAATTCTCCAGAATTTTTATCGAAACTTTTTTTACAATTATGATTTCCTGGTGAATAGTGATCCAAACAATAAGTGTTGCCACAAGTACATTTTAACATAACTAATTTTTTCTTTTTACAGAAAAAGCATTTTTTTTTAATTGAATTTTTATCAGACATATTGTAACCAAATATAGTAATATGTAATTTGTTACTTCATTTTTATAACAATATATCCTTCAAAATAAATAAACCATATACATACAATTTCATGTTTTCAGGACATTCTTTAATAATATTATTAAAATATTCATCTTTTACTGTGTTTCCATTATTCATTTTACGCCATTTGTTCTGATTTATTCTTGAATATGCCACATAATGACCAGCATCTTCAATATCTTGTCCCATTTCTTTAACTGTCACACAATCATCGGTTACAACTAAAGAAATACAAATATAGTTTTCTTTGTATTGTAAGAATTTACAAAGTTGTTCGCTATTATCTATATATCCAAAATCAGATTCTAATTTGTATATTTTTGATTGGTTATTATTAAATGTGCGTTTTTCAAAACAAGATAAAAATAAATCAAAAGTTACTCTTGCATCTCCAAAACGACCAAATTCAGCCAAATCATCGGGTCGCCAGTTATATTTAGACAATATTAATTCATATAATTTATAATAATTATCATTATTCCATCCTCCATCAGGATTATTTTTAAATATCAATAACTGTTGCTTCAATTCGTGTAAACTATGTGAATCCTTATCCTCTCTTGCTTGTTTCTCATAATCTTCTATAGTTCTTTCTAATAAAAGATTTACTACATATTCATTAGAAAGAAACGCATATAGAGATGAATTTATCCAACAACAATTTTGACCATTATTATTGTTTTTTAAATATAACGGATCAAAAACAATATTTGTATTATTCGAATCTTTAATAATACATTTTGTTGGAATATATTTTAAAGATTTCTTTTTAGTTACAATTGATTTATTCTTATTTTCTGCATTTGAGCTATTAAATTTATCATTTGATGTATTACTAGATGTATCACTTGATGTATCACTTGATGTATCACTTGATGTATCACTTGATGTATCACTTGATGTATCACTTGATGTATTACTAGATGTATCACTTGATGTATTACTCAATTGGTTATTTGAATTGATTGTATGACCCGGATTTGATATCATTAATGGTCCTGATGATGAATTATTCAATGCATTCATTGCTTGTTGTGATGCAATTTCAGCCTTTTTCCTATCAATAAGCATATTTACAATTTGTAAATTAACAGGGAGTTGTTTCATAAACCTGTCTTCTCTTTCTTTTGACAAGAATACTGGATATTCATCACTAGAAAGTTCATGTGTTTGTGTACTTGACGAAATAGATGATGGTACTAATTTTTTAGGATTTTTTCTCTTTTTATATAATCCTCTCAATTTTGTTAGAATACCATATTCATTATTATTTTTCAAGTTATAACTATTGTCAGTTTCTTCAAGATTCTTTTCTAAATTTTGAATTATTTGTTTATTATCATAGTTGACTGGTGTGTTAGATTCATCTGGTGTAAGTGTCAATAAATAATTTCTTTCTATTTCAGCTTTTCTAGCTTTTTCTATTTGTTCTTTTCTAACTTGTTCTTTTATAGCTTGTTCTTTTCTAGATTGTTCTTTTCTAGCTTTTTCTATTTGTTCTTTTATGGCTTGTTCTTTTCTAGCTTGTTCTTTTCTAGCTTGTTCTTTTCTAGCTTTTTCTATTTGTTCTTTTCTAGCTTTTTCTATTTGTTCTTTTCTAGCTTTTTCCATTTGTTCTTTTCTAGCTTTTTCTATTGATTTTTTATTTTCGTTCATTTCATTAACAATTTTTTCATAAGTTTTATTTACAAATTCTTTGTGTTTCTGTTCATTTTCTTCCTTTTGTTTTTTTTTATTTGCTTCATATTTAGCAATTTGAGATCTCAGAAATTGTTTTGTTTCAGAATGCTCTTCACTTTCTGTATTTTTTTTAAAAAGATCAACAGATTTATTATTTGTTTCTAATTCTTTTATTTCATATATTTTATCTTTGTTTTTCGATTCATTCATTTCCTTAACAATTCTATCATATTCATCATCAATTTTGGGTGATCCACCACTAATAACTTGATTTATATATTTGTAATAATTCGGTTGATTTTTTTTTATTTGGTTTATTTGAGTTCTAATAACAGAATTTGGTATTAATATTTTTGAATTCAATGTTTCACCCGTGAGATAAGATGTGTTATTGTTTTTAAAATGTTCTTCAATTGCATGTCTTTCATATGTAATTCCATCTGAAGCTAATACAGGATCGTTAAATGTTTTTTGCGTAATGGGGCAAGTTATAAGTAAAGCATTTCCTAATACAGAATTCAGTGTATTTTTTTTGATATCATTATAACTATTATTTGAATCATTTGTATCATTCATTAAATAATAAAAAATAAAAAATAAAGAGTTAACATCTTAATATTATGTAATGTCTTGGTATGAGAAACATAGTCCTAAAACATTAGATCAATTTTTATCAAATAAGAATGTTGTTGGATATTTGAAAAGAATGATAGAAACAAAAGAATATTCCCATTTTGTTTTATCTGGTGAACCTGGTAGTGGAAAACGCACTTTGATAAAAATATTTTTAAATGAAGCAAATACTGGAAAAAATGTACTTTGGTTAAATCATTTATCATTAAAAACGCTCGATTCTAAAGATAAATTAAACAGCTTTATTAATTCAAAGTCAAGTGTTAATAAAAAATGGTTAATTATTGAGAATTTGCACAAAATGTCTAGTCAATTTTTATACATATTGTACAATATCTTATCATCTAATTCAATAGTTGTTTGTGTATTAGAATCTGTTAATCAAATAGATTTATCAACATGGGCTATGACTTTTGAAATGAATTTACCATCTGATGATAATTTTAAAGAAATAGGAAAATATGTATTATCAAAAGAAGGATATGAATATGATTCTGATTTTATAGATTTTTATTTAGAAGAAATTAGTTGTAAAAAAATATATTCTTTTTTATTTTTTTTAGAAATTAAAAAAACAACTGGACATAATATTATAAAAGAATCTGAATTATCATTTTCATATAATAATTTTTTGAATGAGAAGGATTTAAAGAAAAGATTAAAAGAATTATTTAATTTAGAAGTTATTGGTTTTTCACATATTGATATCGCTATGAAATTATATAGACATATAACAAGAATATCAAAAAATATTGAATATGCTATAGAAATTGGAAATACTATTGAACATTTAAGTAAGTTTGAACATGATACATACCATTTGTATGCATGTATATGTCGCTTATGGAAAATTCAAGAAAATAAACTATGCAATGCTGTCTAATGATTTAGTGTATGGATTTTCTTTAAAGGGTAATAAATTATTTGGATCGTTTCTATCATTTACTTGTGATTCATAGTCACATTTACCACCATTTCTTAATGGAACGTTTGTAGAATCAAGTGGTATATTTTGTATTGGGGTCGCCGCAGACAATGATTGTTGTGTTGGTAATCCTGGTTTTGTATCCATGTTACCTATTTGTGAACTATTTGCGTTTGTTTTAATACCCGATTGCGTTGGTTCTCTACCTATCGAAATCCCTTCTTTTATTTCATTTAAAGTTGCATTATAAATATCAGAATATGATGTTGGTTTTATTTCACCTTCGGCATTTCCAGTATATTCAATATCTGAAGTAAATTGTTTGTTTGTTGGTGGAGCATTTGTTTCTGTCACACTATATCCGCCTTTCATATCACCTGTTGCTTGACCAGAATATTCATTATCTGTTGTAAATTGTTTATTTGTTGGTGGAGCAGTAACCACATTTGTTGTATAACCTTTATTTTTAACAGATGTTGCAATACCAGGATATTTACTATCAACGGTTGTTTCTTTAATTGTTGTTTGAAGTGGAGTTGTATCAATAACACTATTTTTTGTTTTACCGGTAACATTCATATTGTTTATATAATCTTTCAACGTTTCACGAGCAGTTACTTTTAAATCTTGAGGTCTGTCTTGATACAACGCTGATTGTGTACCACTAATTGGACCAAGTCTATTGTCGTGTATTAATGTTTCTTTAAGTGTTGTTCTGGTAGTATCATCTGGAGTGTATGTATGAATTTGTTGTTTGGTTTTACCCATAAAACCTTCTCTTGTGTCATGTAAATTTGTTTCTTTAATAGTAGGTCTAAGTATATCATTCGGATCATATACAGGTACTCCACTTACACCACTCGCCATATTTCTATTAGGACTGCTATCATGTATATTAGTTTCTTTAATTGTGGGTCGGAGTATATCTTGTAAAGGTGCTATAATATTGTTAACCATTGAACTTGCTTGACCAATGTATGTGTCATCCTTTTTATCTTCTTTTCTTGTTTCTGAACAATATTGAATAGATAACCTAGCACCTGCTGTGTTTCCTCCCATACCACGATATCCATATCCATCAAGAGTTTGACGAGATGTTATTTGATTTTTATTAGAAGTTTGTGATTCATGACCTTTTTGAATACTTGGTCCGGCTGGTGCAATATATGAACTAAGAGTATTTTGTCTATTAGTTTCACGATCAACAAAATGCTCTTTTGATCTTCCAGCAGAATTAACAACAGTTGTATTAAGACGCGGGGTGCCATCATAAGAATGAAATCTAATTACTCTATTTTTATTGACAACTGGTTGCATACCTCTTCTTGTACCTTTGAATCCACTTACAACCCTACCTTCATAACTGACTTTTGGATTTGTTTTAACTCTTAGTTCATTTACAGTTGGTTGGTTTGCATATTTTAATGAATCCGCTTGATGAAATCCTCCAGATGGTTGTGCACTATAACCTTGATTTAAACCAGGACCAACTCTAATTGGATCTGTAATTGGAACACCTTGATTAAATCTAGAAGCATTGTATCTATCTTTAATAGAATCAGGTAGTTTTTGTGTTCCATAAATATTTTCTCTAGAATTTTCAAACATAGGAGATATTTCCTGTTTTGGTTTATCTATATTAGAAACACCAGTAAAATTTTCAAGTATTGTACTTGATGCATTGTTAGAATCAACATTTTGTTTTACATTAGAACCAAAAAATGGTACCATGTTATTATGTGTAAATGCGTCATTTGGCATCATTTCACCCGTTAAAGAACGTGTATTTCTACCAGATTCGGGTCTTTGTGTCATATTATTTGTTTTGTTCATATGACTATCCATAGCATTACGTTCTGATAGTCTTGAATCTAAAATTCCACTATCGTATATGTTTTGTGATGATTCTTTTTTGTCATTTTCATTTGATATTAGTTCGTTTTTTGAGTTTAAAAGCCACCCACCGGCAGCTAATCCACCTCCAACTAATAATGCATCCATATTATATAATATATCAAAAATTTATTAAATAATATTTTTTATCCAAAATAATATATATGCACAATGTAATATGTTAACTAAAAGACCAAAAATTTTTAGAAAACGTTTATTTGGTGGAAAATATAACAAAGGTAAATATCCTGCAAATTACAGGGCATCTCTTCAAATTGAAAATAACAATACTAATTCAAATAATACACCAAATATTTTGGAAACATACAATAAAGAATATACAAATAATAAAAATATTTTTATAGGTGGAAGCCAACCATTATCTGATGACAATGAATTATCTGATGACAATGAATTAACTAATGACAATGAATTGTCTGATGTCAATGACTCTGATTATGAAGATGAAAATTCTGAAAAAAAATCATCAAATGATTCAGACTCTGATTATGATAATAATGAAAATCAAGATTCAGATTATTCAGAAAGTAATACTGTTTCGCCTTTAAGGGCATATATACCAATGAATGATTCGAATTTAGTTGCATCATCACCACAGTCCGAATCAGAATTAAATGACAAATTAAAATCACTAATTCTTGAACATGGTGGAGAAATTGATACCGATTATGATAATTCTGAAATTATGAATTCAATAGAATCAGAAGAAAACTCTGATGAAGAGTATGAAGAAAACTCCAAACAAGAAGACTCTGATGAAGATTCACAAGAAGACTCTGATGAAGATTCACAAGAAGACTCTGATGAAGATTCACAAGAAGACTCTGATGAAGATTCACAAGAAGACTCTGATGAAGAGCCGCAAGAAGACTCCGATGAAGAATATGAAGAAGACTCAGTATACTCGGACAGAACACAACGCGGCCTTTTCGGTGAAGTGATTCCAACAGGCACCAAATGGGTTCAGTACTACGACGACGATGCGGAAGCAAACTATTATTATAACGTAGACACTGGAGACACTACCTGGGATGATCCAGATGACGAAGAATATGAAGAAGACTCTGATAAGAATGATGAATTGGAGGAAGACGTATCTCAGCGTGGCTTTGCAGTAGGCGACGCTGTCGAGGTGTTATATGGGAAAGGGAAATGGTACAACGCAATCATCGATAGTGTGGAATCTGACGGCAGCTACTACCATGTACAATGGACAGACCCGCGCATCGACATAGTTGAAGACCGCGGCGACGAAAACACCGCGGTCTTCAACTATGTCGATGCGTCCGCGGTGCGTCCTGCAGCACAGAAGGATGATTCTGATGATTCTGATGATTCTGATGATTCTGATGATTCTGATGATAATGATAAAGAAGAAATAGGTGTTCCTGAATCTAAGGAAGAAGAACCAGATTCAGAACAATTTATTAGTGAACATCCTGTATATCTAGATAAATATACACATGAAATATTCCCAGGGGATGGTATTGATTTAAGAATTGATGGATTTGTATATCAAGTGGAAGTTCCTAGTAGAAGTGACTGGAAGAAAGATGTTTCAGGAAACTTCACCCATTTTATTTATTATCATAAAAGAAAGGCTCCAATTATAGATAAAGAAATGAAATATGAAATTGATTTGGATAATTGGAGAAAAGAATCCGAAAAAATAACGAAAGATTATTTTTTTGATGACACATCTGGTGTGATGATAAATATTGGTATAACTCCAAGCACTATTCATAATTTAGCAGAAGGAAATGAAAACCCGCATTATGATGGTAATGATGAAGGAAAATGGCGCGACGACAAATTATTATCAAATAAAGATGACAGTGGCAGAATATCTCCAACAAATATACAAAGCGGACAAACAAAAATTCCAGGGCAAGAAAATGTAACACATAAGTGGGAAAAACTAAAAATAAAAGATGAAAATACAAAAGAAAAAGACGTAAATATAGTGGAAGATAGTGAGTCTTCAGATGAAGAAGATGCAAATATACAAAAAGATAATATATATCCAAAAAAATTTATGTATGAAGGAAAATATGCGGCACTAGCTAGGAATGCGGCACTAGCTAGGAAATGGGCCAAAGAAAAAGCGCTTCCTGCCGCGGCCGACGGTCTCGGGCGTCATTTCTACCATCGCGTTCCTGATCATCAAGAGCATGTCGGGACCGATGGTCGGCGGCCACCTCCCACGGCCGAACGACGCCCACGGCATGCACGCGAAGAAAAAGCTAAAATAGAAGAAGCATTAGAATTAGAAAAAATGAAAAAACAGAAAATGTTGATAAAAATGGCTAAGGAATCTAAGAAAGCATGGGAACAGAAACCAAAAGAAGGACCAGATGCGGCAAATGCTCGCAAAAAGGCAATGCAAAAATATGCTATTAAACAAAAAAAAAGGGAAAAAATATTGCAAGCAAAGAATGATGCTAGAGCAGAAATGGAAGAACGTTTAAATGAACGTTTAAGAAATTTGAATATAAAATGAATGTTTACATATTTTTATTATAAACTTGTGCAATTTTAAGAAATAATATACACGTATCGTATAAAGATGGATTAAGTATAGACGAATAGTCTTGGAGTTCTTGAACAAATAAGTCGAGTTTATCCATTTGTTTGGCTAAATCCAAAATATTAAGTTCACTATAATGATATTTTTCGGATAACGTTTGAACTTTTGATATTTTATCTGTATTTTCCAAATCATTAATAATAGTATTTGCCATATCAGATAATATGTTTGTAAGTTTATAATTATCTGTTGGTAACATTTTGTTAGTATACATAATGATATGTTTAAGAGTATTAAGATTTTTGTTTGAATAAGAAATCAAAGTGTCAATATGATCTGGTTTCAAACTATGAATGCTATGATTATTTGTAAATTCAATAAGCGATTTATTGCTTGGAGCAGGAACTCTAATAAGAAGACATCGACTGTTCAATGCTGGGTCAATTGTATCTATGTTTCTACAAGTAAAAACATATCTACATGTCAAATGTGTATCCTCTACTAATTGTCGGAAAGCTTCTTGTTGAGAACCCAAATAATTTATGTATCTAATATAAATTATTTTGTTTGAATCTGCGGATATATCCCGCGTTCTACTAATTTCTTCTATTATTTTTGGCAAATTCGCTTTTTTACGAACACATTCTTTTGCATCAAAACGTATGTAATTAGATGTCGAATATATTCGAACACCGGTTTCCTCCCAAAACTGAACCTTTTCTTTTTCGTTTAAATTAGGATTAAGTGAACGAAACATATTAAGTATTAATGTATGCTTACCAACTCCTGGACCACCATAGAAAATAGTATTTAAAATACCATTGCTTATGTATTGATATAATCTATTTTGTATTTCAGGATGTATATCAAGTTGATTATTAGTATTGTTCATTGATATAATTAAAAAAAATTAGTCTTATTATTTGTTATTTCATCATAACCAGTATTATAAAAAAATTCTAGAGTTTCCGTGTTCATTTCAAATGAAGCATCAAATTTATAATTACACTTAATATTTACTGTTTTTCCTTTATAATTATTCAAGAATGTGTTTTGTAATTTATTGATTGGTGAATTAATAATAATACGTATATAATTTATTAGATTTATGTTTTCAACATATTCATTTTTGCCTTCTAAACAAAAGCTAATAGAATTGTTTTGCTTAGAACAATATTCAACTGGGTGTATGCTAACTAAAAAAGCATCGATATAATGTTCGTTTTTATATTTAACTGGGTAAAACAGAAATGGAACAGCAATTGACATGCAAATTGCATCTAATATTTTCAAATCTGGATTATTTTTATAATTAAGTAAAACAACGGATTGTGTATTTAAACAATATGATGTAAAAACAAGTTCTACTTTAATTTTATCATAAAGTTCTTTAAATGTAGTATTTGGTGACCAACATATATTTTCCATTAGCAATGAGAACAACCATTTAAATTTTTCTGTATCATGAATACCATATTTGTCAAAAAATCCTAGCCATTTGTCTGAATTTAATGGGCTGATTTTAGATATTGGTATTCTTTTTAATATACTTAATAATCTTTTTGGAGTATATCCAATTGCTAAAAATAAGGCTATAACACTACCACCAGAAGTACATATCCATTTTTTTACTTTTGTTAAATCAAATTTGTTGTTATCAATAAGAGCTTGTATTGCACCTAAAAAACAAACGGTTGCAAAATTACCACCACTAAGTATAACCTCTTCTGGTAATTTATATTTTTTATTGTTTTGTTTCTTCATTTTAGAAAATTAGTTTAATATTCAACATAATATTTATTCTGACTATAACGCGAAAGGAGAATTATAATGTTGACATTTGTGTAAGACGAACTGGATTAAATATAGGATCTCCGGGACTTCTATTTGTATGTAATTTTATGTTATGTTTCAAAATCTCATATATTTTACTTCTATATTGTGGTGAATATTTTGCCCAAATTAATCTTAAATCCATTTTTGTATATTTATAATTAGACATGTTAATAGCTCCAATTAAAGAAAGTCCCTTAAGAAATTCGTTATACCACGATATTTTATTACCTATCATAGACATATGATCACACAAATATTTTTTATAAATAACTTGATTATACATATATTCAATTTTTTTTAGACTAGTGTCATAATCAATAATATCTTCCAATAATATTGTTGGTTGAATTTTTCTAGAATATGATTCAATAATATGAATCAATTCAATTGGTAAATCCATAACCATAGAATGTATTTTTTTGAGAATAAAAATCGTTTATTTTTATAATTTTAAAAATAAATGCTTGAATTATTAAAAACAAAGAAAAGAATTTTAGGTAGAGTTAAATGGTTTAATAGTAAACTTGGCTATGGTTTTATAACACATAGAAATAGAGTTGAAGATGTAGATGTTGATGTATTTGTTCATTGGTCAAATTTACAATTATCTGAAAAAGAATATCACACACTTTACAAAGGCGAATTTGTTGAATTTGAAATTGAATCATGTTTATGTAATACAAATTCAAATGGTGGTATACAAGCTTGTAAAGTATCTGGTCCAAACAATGGTCAATTATTAACATCAATTAAAGATTCAATGCCCCATATTAACAATATTCACAAATATTCACAAATATATAGTGTTAAACAACTTGAAATTTCAGATTTTACAAATAATGAACATATTTCTCCGAAAGCAAGAGAACTATATTTATCAACAATTAACTAATATTTCTATATTTATTATAAAATATTTCATCAGTGTCCATTTTGCTATTTTTAGAATACTTTGCAGCAAATAGTTCTTGAATCATATTATCTAGATCTTTTACTTTAGCATTAATTGAATATTTTTCACCGGATAATACATTATATAATGTAAAACTTCTAGTATTATATTTTAACAAATTGGAATACGCAATCATATACATATATATTCCCAATTGAATATAATGTTCAGTATTGATAGATTCAACACATTTTATTTCATATACATTGTTTCCATCTACAATATCAATATATCCAATAAGTTCCCTCATCATAGTATGACTACAAGGATCAATTATGTATTCTTGTTCAAAAATAGATTCATTTGATAAATTCAAATCTCGCATTCTTTCAAGAGTTTTGTTTAGATTATCCTCCGTTACCCAATTATATTGAGTAATTTGTTTTAATTTATGACTATATCCAGACATCATTGCAGACCATTCATTAGAAATATATAATAATTCAGGAATACTAATATTTGTTTTACCATCCCATAATAAATTATTAGATTCATTATTAGATTCTGAAACTGATTCAGAGTCTGATTCAGAATCTGAACCCAACCAAACATCATTGCTATTTGTAGTCACACAAGTACCCTTTCTTTGAAGAACTTCATTGTATATTGTCATTTCTTTCATATCTTTATATTCAAAATATGCAGGAATGGCAATACCCGTAATTTCTGAAACATTTTCACAAGTATTATTATCATTATAAATTTTAGTAGGAATCGAAATTTGATATATTGGCTCTTTTATTTTTTTTATAGTTAAATAACGAACAGCTTTAATTAATACTTCACTATTAATATGTTTAAGTAATTCTGTTGCACTAACTGATTGAGGTTTATTATTAATAAATAATTTGGATGGTTTTACCCGCTTATGTCTATAAATATTTGTGAATTTATCCAATCTTGATTTATTAATAAATGATATATAATCATTTCTATAATGATGAAATATGAATAGCTTATTTCTTGCTCTAGTTAGTGCAACATACAATGCATTTGGACATTTATAACGTGGCTCTTCTTTTTCATAATAGTTAAAATATGACTCATCGAAATTAAATACAAATACATTATCTCTTTCTAATCCTTTTGTAGAATGATAAGTAGAAAATACAATCTTTCCTTTAATAATATCATCATCTAATTTATCTTCATCATTTGCTGGAACAAATATTGGTACATTTAAAGTACCTACCAATCGCGCCAAAGTTCTCAAAGGACTTTTGCTACTTTTAACCGAAGGAGCTAATATAAATATTGTATCTGGTGATTGTTCTTGTAATATATTTTTAATTTCTATGAATGCCACATTAGTTTCATTATCATCAAAAATGTCACAAACAAAATACTTAGGTTTTTCTGTTAAATGTTTAGATGACTTTATTCTATTATCATCTAAAACGACTTTATTCATAAATAATGCCATATCCGCAGTAATTCGAAATGATTCAGACAAAGTTAGTTTATCCCAATTTTTATATTGATTAAATATTTTATCTGCTCCAGATAAAAATCTGGAATCGGCACCTTGAAAATTATAAATACTTTGATGACAATCACCAAGAAGTATCATATTATTGGGAAATGGTGTCGACTTTCTAATAATTTCAGTAACCAATTTACAATATAATGGAGTCATATCTTGAGCTTCGTCTATTATTACTAGATCATAACCAAAATTTTCCTTTAGTTTATCAATATTTAACATTTTTACCATATCTACATCGGTTTTGCATGCAGTATCACTATTATTAGTAAAATAACGACTTACAAATCCATGATAAGTAAATACATTTAAATTATTAATAAATAGTTTATTTGTTTTTTCTCGCGTTTCATCTCTTAGACGTCTGTTATATGTTAACATTAACAATTTTTTATTTTGAAATGCTTTTGCAATCCATAAAATAGTTGTTGTTTTTCCACTTCCAGCAACTGCATCAACAATTACACTTTTTCCATTCAATAATGAAAATATGATTTTTTTTTGTTCGTGTGAAGGAGATGCAAGACTACGCGGAATAAAAGCATTTTTTTGTGATTCCAATGCAAATTCGTTAATTTGTGATGCCATTCGTTTTAATATAATCTAAATTATATTTAAGTGTTCATTTTTACAATTATATAATATATAATTATGCAGCATCAAGATTGGAATGTCGTTGATGTTGGTAGAAGATCAGGAAGTTCATTAACAAAAGAAGAGATGTCATTACAAGAAAGACAACTAAGACGTCAAGGTAAAGCTGTTAGTCAACATAGGAATAATAGGACAACTGGTCCTGCAAATTCAAAAAAACTAGATGAAGCAACAGAAGCAAATAAAATAGAAAAATTGAAATTTGGAAAAGATATAATGCAAGCTCGAGCAGCTCAAAAGATGACAAGAAAACAGCTTGCTTCATCAATGAATATGAAGGAAGAAGTAATTGCTAAATTTGAGAATAATAGTGCACCAGGCACTCCAGCTAACAAACAATTGTTAGAAAAAATAAAAAGAAAATTACGAATTCGTTAAACTAAAAAAAATGATATAAGTAATTTGTAAATGAGCATATAGACATTGTATACAAATATGGTTAAATCTAAAGAATCAAATGCTAATGATGCAGTTTCAAAATATAAAGCTCATACTCATAAAGAGCATATTTACAAAATTCCGGATACATATATTGGTTCTGTAGAACTAACAACTACTAATTCGTGGAAAATATGCGAAAACAAAATGGATCAATGCGGATTATCATATATTCCGGGTCTTTATAAAATTGTTGATGAAGTAATTGTTAATGCGTGGGATCAGTATATTCGCACTAAAAATACAAAGGACAAAGTCACACATTTAGCTATCAATATTGATCCAGACACAGGTATTGTATCCGTTGAAAATGATGGTAAGGGTATCGATGTATTAATGCATCCAGATCATGGGATTTATACAGTTGAAATGATATTCGGTAAGCTATTAACAAGTACAAATTATAACGAAAATGAAGAGCGAATCACAGGAGGAAAAAATGGATACGGTGCGAAACTGGCAAACATCTTTTCTAAATGGTTTAAAGTAGAAACAGTCGACTTAATTACCAAGAAAAGATTTAGTCAATGTTTCAGAGATAATATGAACATTAGAGAAGAACCAGTGATTAGTAAGGTAAATGCTCGGGAAAAGTCAATAACAAAAGTAAGTTTTCTACCAGACTTTGAAAGATTTGGATTAAATGGATGGTCTGATGATATGATAAATATTTTCAAAAGAAGGGCTTATGAGATTAGTGCTTGTTGTGGAGAAAAACTAAAGGTTAGTTTCAATAATGAGGAAATACCAATTCGTCGTTTCAAAGACTTTTGTTTAATGTATTTTGATGAAGAAAGTGATATTTGCTATGAAAATAGTAATGAAAGATGGGAAATTGCAGTTGGTTTGAGTGATGAGTTTAAACATGTTTCATTCGTTAATGGTATTTATACATCAAAAGGTGGCAAACATGTAGATCATGTTGTTCAATTGATTAGCAAAAAGATGGTAGAACTTATTCTTAAAAAGGAAAAAATCAATGTGAAAACAAGTTACATTAGAGAACACATATTCTTGTTCGTAAATTGTATTATTGTGAACCCATCATTTGATAGTCAAACAAAAGATTACTTAACAACACAAGTGTCTAAATTTGGATCTAGTTGTAAACTTGCTGATAAATTCTTTAATGATTTGATAAAAATGGGATTGATGGAAAAAGTTATTGAAACTTATCAATTCAAAGAATCAAAACAAATTAAGAAAACCGATGGCAAAAAGAAAAATAGAATTTATGGGATTCCTAAATTGGATGATGCAAATGAAGCTGGTGGAAAACGTTCTTCAGAATGTACACTTATTCTTACAGAAGGAGATTCGGCAAAAGCAATGGCAATTGCCGGTTTAAGTGTTGTAGGTAGAGATTTGTATGGTGTATTTCCACTTAGGGGAAAAGTAATTAATGCTCGCGAAAAAATTGCAACAAAACAAGGAAAAAATCAGGTAATGAACAACGCCGAATTGATTAATATGAAACAAATTCTTGGTCTTGAGCAAGATGCTAAATATACTGATACATCAAAATTACGTTATGGTCATATTATGATTATGACAGATCAAGATTATGATGGTTCACATATTAAAGGGTTGATTATTAATTGGTTAGATACATTTTGGCCTGAATTATTGCAAATATCCGGATTTATCCAATGTATGCAAACGCCTATTGTAAAAATGCTACAAAAGAAGAAAGAAGTATTATTTTACAATATGACTAAATATTCAGAATGGAAATTAAGCAATCCCGATTATCAAAGAAAAGGTTGGAAGGCAAAATATTATAAGGGACTTGGTACAAGCACTACAGCCGAAGCAAAAGACTATTTCAGAAATATGTCAAAAATGGAATATATTTGGGATGAAAATTCTGAAAATAGTATCGATATGGCATTCAATCGCGATAGAAGCAATGATAGAAAGAGTTGGCTGGGTGAATATAACGAATCAGTTGTGTTAGATGAAGAAATGAATGTAAACTATTCCGATTTTGTAAACAAAGAACTTATTCACTTTTCAAATTATGATTTACATCGTTCTCTTCCGCATATTATGGATGGATTAAAACCTTCACAAAGAAAAATTCTATTTTCATGTTTTAAAAGAAATTTGAAATCTGAAATTAGAGTTGCGCAATTGGCAGGATATGTTAGCGAACATAGTGGATATCATCACGGTGAAGAAAGTCTTAATGGGGCAATCATTGCAATGGCACAAAATTTTGTTGGCTCAAATAATGTACACTTATTACAACCAAATGGTCAATTTGGTACACGTATTTTAGGAGGTAAAGACGCAGGTAGTCCACGTTATTTACACACAGTATTGTCGGATATTACTCATAAAATATTTATTCAGCATGATGAAAATATTTTGGAATATATGGATGACGATGGTCTTCCAGTAGAACCACGATATTATGCGCCAATTATACCATTTCTATTATGTAATGGTGCTCAAGGTATTGGAACGGGATATAGTACAAAAATCCCTTCTTATAACCCAAAAACTATTGTAACATATTTGAAAAATAAATTGCTTGATAAAGATTTACCAGTTTTAAAACCATATTTCCACGGATTTAATGGAAGTATTATTAATATTGAAAATGGTGGTATCTTGACTAAAGGAACATATGAAATTATTAATTATAAAACAATTCTAATTTCTGAGTTGCCAATTGGTACATGGATGGATAATTATAAACAATTTATTGACGAAATTGTTACAGAATTGAACAATAATATTCAAAGCGCTAAAGGGAAAGCTTATGCGAAATGTGGTGTATATCCGAAGCATCTAAGAGAATGGATTGGTGTTAAAAATTATAAAAGTCAAAGTACTGAGTCAAAACCATATTTTGAAATTGAAATCGAACCAAGAATACTTCAGGATTGGTTAAAGAAAGCAGGGCAAGAACAAAGAGCGGGCGTTCTTGTAGATAATATTGAGAAAAGATTTAGACTCACTTCAAAAATTAGTACATCAAATATGCATTTATATTCTGTTGATGGAATTGTTAAAAAATATGAATCTGTTGAACAGATCATAGAAGAATATTCAGAACATAGATATGAATTGTATGACAAAAGAAAAGAATATTTAATTAAGAAAATTAAATATGAAATGGATATATTGGCAAATAAGGTCAAATTTATTAATTCTGTTATTGATGAAACATTAGATGTAAAAAAATATACGAAAGTTGGATTAATGGATTGGTTAGATGAAAATGATTTCATGCCAGATTCTAATAACAGTTTTAATTATTTAATTAATATGCCAATTTATCAAATGACAAGTGATATGGTAGAACAACTTAAAGAAACACTCAAAAATAAACAAGACGAATTTAATTCAATTAATAATAAAACATTGAAAAATATGTGGTTGGATGATCTTAATGAATTAGATAAGGCTTTAAATTCACATATGTTGAACATTTTAAAAGTAGATGAACCGATTATTAAAAAAGGAAAAAGAATTAAAAAGAAACAAAAATAAATAATCAAACATCTACTACAGGATGACTATTCCCATAGGAAATAGTCATTAAATTACTCTTACCATCCAAAATATCAGGTAAAGCAGTCCAACCGTTAGTTCCTATTTCTTTTTCATATTCATCTATTATATTATTTGGTATATATGGACTCATTGTTATTAGATCTATATATCTTGTTTTCATTTCATTTACAAATTGTTTAATATTTGTACTCGGAACTACAAGTTCTACATAAATATCATTTTTAAACTTTGTCCATTGTTTATATGATTGAATATGCAATTCCGTTTTTTCGCCATATTTACAATGATCTTTCAATCCACTTAAAATTAGACATATTATATTAAGACTTCCAATAACTAATTCAAATAACAAAAAATATGTATTATTGTTTTTAAATAAATTTGCACTATAAATCGCCATTCCACTAACTGTATTCATAATCAATATAGGAATGCAAATAATTTTATTCCATTTTGATAAATATTTTGAAGAACGATCATGTAACCATTTGAATACAGCAGCATGATTTATCCATTTATTAAGTAAATCTATTTCTTCAAAATGTGAATTGTTATTCATTAATTTGAATACACTTAAGTAAATGTTATGTATTTACCACCATTTATTGAATTATATTATTATATAATATGAATTATTTTATAAAATTCACCATGTTGCTGACCACAGCATTATCATTTAATCATTTTAAACAATTTAGTAATATTGAAATAAAAGAAATTTTTAAAGAAAATATCATTTATACAAATTCAGAAATCATGAAGTTTAGTTCAAAATGTGTACCACATGGTTCTAGAATTGATGAATGGAAAAGAAAAAATGCAAATTTTTTTGATGCAAGGCGATTTGTTCATAATTACAATGATAACACATATTTTTATTTAGGATGGATAAATAATTTTACAAATACAAGAACATTGTATTATGATCATCAACATCAAATATATTGTATTATTAATATTCAAATAGATAAAAAATTAATTAATTTCAAAAAAATTTTAGAAAACCCAAAAACTATACTAAATGATGAAGATATTAAATTATTTAATAAACATGTTACAACATTGGGACAAAAACATAATATGACTATTAATTTAGATGATTTAAAAGATTTTGATAATGGTAGATGGTTTATGAATTTAGTATATATTAAATAGTGTACTAAAATTTGTTTTGTTATTAAATAATATGAGACTGCCATTTCTTATTAACACAGATTATTCTGATAAAATTTCTCAAGTTAATTACTTTTCTCTACATCTTAATGAACAATTTAGAGGATATTATATATGTCAAGAATCTCAAACAACTAGTTCTTATATAAGTTGGGATACAAGTGGCAATGATATTGTTAAGATTAACCCAGAATTTGTATCACATAATTTGCAAAAAAACTTTTTTTTGGATAATTTAGAACAACAAATTAGAAATTATTATATAGCACAAAAAGCAGATTTTGCAAATTATTATTTAACACAGCTTTATGAACAAAATATAGAATATGCCGGATTTGGAATAAGATTCATTAACAATAGTCTACAAATTAGAAAAAGAAACGAAAATTTAAGATGTTGGCTATATGCCATTTATAATATTAAATTATTAAACGAAAATGCAAACATTGGTATATATATACACAATTCTTCACATAATTATATAGACAATTTATCTACAAATGGAGATTTATATTATGATATTTTATCAGGAAATAACAATTTATTTGAAATCGAAAATACTTGGACTACTATATCAAATGGTAATGGAAATAGTACAATTGACCCACATAATCAAGAAGAAATTAAATTGTCTTATATTAGTGAATCATCATCTAATCCAATAATTATTAATGCGATCCCTTCAGAAACAAGTGACTATTTATGGTTAGACACAGAATTATATTCTACTAGTTCTAAAATTAAATCAAATGAATATTTGTGGGTTTCAGATGAAACTTATGATTCAAATAGTGGATACAACAAAACAGAAACCTATAGTTATGTCAATTCAGCACCCATTAACGGACAATGGATTCAAATTAATAGAAATACTAGTGACTCTTCAAAAAATACAAAATATATTGGAGAAAAAATGGTTATTGAATCCAAAATATCACCAACAGGTATTGATAATAATATTTATGAATGCACTTTATTAGGTTCAGATAAACCAACTTTCGATTTAGTAGATTCAGAAAATAGTATTTGGATAAGAACGGTTACCACGAATATTGATGACAATAATCTAATTAAAATACCAATGACTACATATGCACAACCAAATACTCCAACTAATTATAATTACTATAGATTAATAATGCATAGCATCACAAATTTTGAAAATAATAATAACAATAATGACCATTGTGCTGTTATTAAAAATATATATTATGAACCATTAGTTGATGAACAACAAAACAATAATCCATATATAGAAATAGGTGATGGTGATGGTGATGGTGATGGTGATGGTGATGTTGATGAAGATTCACATGAGTCATCATATTTATACTCAAATATTGTACAAATACATACAAGCAATAATCAAATTAGTTTATACTTACCAAGTGAAGTCGACTTTATTGGAGTGTATAAAAAAACAAATAATTTAACAGGATTTCATACACAAATAGAATTCTATTTCGATTCTTCAATTAAATATTTATTCGAAAATAATTATTTTATTGAAAATATAGGTCCTTTATCAAATGCTAATTTCAATGTTATTAACTATTCAGACTATAAAGCAATAGCCTTGTCTTGTTTCACAAAAGATGGTATGCCATCAGGAATAGGTGAAATAATTTTAGAAGCAAATAATACATACAAATTAATAAAAGATATTCCTAAAAATATATATATACCTAATCTTATAGAAGTCAAATTTCCAGGAATTATTGACTACTCTTTAGGAGATTTTATAGTTAAAACAAAAGTATAAGAATACAATCATATATAATAATATTAATATGCGTTTTATAAGTACAATTAAAACAATTTTTGGATATTCTTCAACAAGAATGACTCCACATGCATCTTTGGCTGTTTTCGGTTCACAAGGAAGAACCGGTATTCATATTGTTAATAAAGCTTTATCTGAAAATAAAAATGTAGTTTCTCTTGTAAAACCAAGACATACCATTTCATCTACAGAAAAACATACTATTTACAAAGGTGATGTTACAAATTTTAATGATGTTGATTGTGTTTATAGAAATAATTATATTGAAGGTACAATCATTTGTCTTGGAGGAAATACAAATGAAGTAGGTAATGATATGCTTACAAAAGGAACTACAAATATTATTAACGCTATAAAAAAAAATAATGCATCAAAAAAAATTGCTATTGTTACATCCATAGGAACTGGAAATAGTGTTGATGATCCACCACTTTTTTTTAAAATATTGATGAAAACAATATTAAAAGATGCTTTTATTGATAAAAATAATCAAGAAGATTTATTTTTGAAAAAGGACAGTATTGGTAATGATTTCCAATATACGATTGTTCGCCCAAGTGGATTAAGTGATAAACACGATGAACTTGAAAAAATTAGTATAATTGATTCTGGAAATGGTATGATTTCACGAAAAAATGTGGCAAATTTTTGTTATGATGCTATTTTTGATTACAATTTTAAATTCAAAAATAGAGCAGTAAGTATTACTGGTACACGAAATTAATAACAAGATTATAAAAATTCTAAATACTATTTTTTAAATATCTAAAATATCATACATGAATCAAAATCTATATTTGAATAAAGACTTTGAAAATGTAGATGGTCAAAGTCAAGTAGATTTTTTTGCCTTGTATGCAAATGAGCAATTCAGAGGATATTATGTATCTCAAGAATCTGAAGATTCTGAATTATATAATGATACAAATTATTCTGATAATATATCAAAATCAACAAGTGTTCTTATTGCTGATTATAATAATCAGGTTAACTTTTTTAAAGAAAATTATGAAGAACAAATAAGAGGATATAACATTGCACAAAAAAATAGTTCCGCATCATATTTGCCAATGATCGGTAAAGGTCCTTATGGAGGTTATATGTTTGCGGAACCAGATGCTGGATACGCTATGACACATACTTATTCACTAAACGCTACAAATTGGAAATCGGAAGGAGGCAATAATATCAAATATATATGGTTTGTTGCATACGGTGATAATATTCAAAATGATTATGAATATTCACCAATTACCGGTTTAAATGAAAACAATCATCAATATAATACGACTTTTATTAAATTACCTGTTACAATTAAATTGGTTATATACGAAAATACACAAAAATTTACAGAAATGTACACAATTATTAGAGAACCAATAATTGAACAACCAGAACCAGAACCAGAACCAGAAATAAAAGAAAATATACCACCATGGTTAGAAGAAACTCTAGAATATGATTTCTTAAACAGTGACGCATTATTTTGGATACAATTCAAAGATAATTCATTGCAAATAAAAAGAAAACAAAATTCACAAAGATATTGGTTATATGCATTATATAATGTTAGATTGTCAGATACAACATCTAATATTGGATCATTAATTACAAATTACTCAAATACATATATAGACCATCTCAATAATCACGGAGATTTTTATTTTAATCCATTTGGACAATACCAAACAAGATCAGATGATTCTAATCTAAATGACTTAATAGAAATTACAGAAAATTGGACACAATTAACAAATGGAAGTGGTAATAATTCTTTCATTGACGATCTTAATAGTATTGAACATAATAAAGACCCAATAAAATTAGTTTATTTGACAAATAATAATGATTTATCATCACAAAGACTTGCATATACAAGCTGGTATAATCAAGATTCATTGAATCAACAATTTATACCAGTACCAGTTGAGTACAATGTATGGGTAGATAAACCAGAAAATATGCAAATTGAAATACAACTATATTTGAATAAAATGAATTATAATGATATTAAAGATACACAAGTTGAATATAATATTATTAACTTGGTAAACTCTTTATATTCATCATATTTTAATGTTTCAAATGTAGAAACATATGCAGACTATGGATCTATTGTTTTAAATACTACTATTAGAGATGTTAATGGTGCAACTAGTATTGCATTTAATTCTGATACAAGTTATTTACAAAATATAATAGCTACAAATTTGATGAATTTGAAAAATCAATACGAACAAATTGATAATTATTTACTTAATGATCTAGAATATGATAATATTATTTTCAAAAATGTTTCCGCGTATAGAATGCCTCAACCAGAACCAGAACCAGAACCATGGATTGAGGCACGATTTACATATTCAATAAAAATTTCAAATATTTATCTTGATTATTCTGAAAAACTAGAACAAATTATTAACGATAACACCAAAGAAGCAATTCGAAACTATTTAAATAGTTTTGATAATTATAATTTATATTTTGATATACAAATTTCTATAATAAATGGCATTATTATTGTAAATGCTATACTTATGGATCTTTTGTATGAAATTAATGAGGCAAACGGACAATCATATCTCCTTAATTATATTTCAAATACTTTTAATCAAGAAAACACAAAAAGAAATATATCTACACATCTAAATATTGAAACAGATTCTATCGAATACGAATTTAATATTGAAAAATGGGAACCAAATATTAAAGAAATTATTTATTCTGACGAAAATAACAATAATGTTACAGAAACAGTAACAATTCATTATAATACAAACGGAACTATAAATACAAGAACAATAATCACCATTGCCGATTTAAGTGGAAATATTTTAAGTGAAACTATATCAAATGAATTATTTACTCAAAATGAAGATAATACTACTACTATTACAACAGTTACAGAACATAATGATGGAACTATAGAAACAGTAACAATAATAAAGAGCAGAAATGGTGATATAATAAGTTCTGTTACTACAAAAGTATATACTTATATAGATAGTAGCGGAAATAGTGTATTGGAAACACAAACAACTAATTCTGATGGTACTTCTAGTAACGTTAAAGTAACAACTTTTACAGATAGTTCCGGAAATATAACTGGAACAAAAACTGTTACAACTCCATCACACGGAATAAGCAGCACAATATTAGTTACTATTGAAACAGATGATAGTGGAAATATAATAACTACAACAAATACACAAAATGGTGACGGTTCTTCAAGTACTAAAACATCAACTGTTTATAATTATGTGGACAACAGTGGCAATCAAATTAATGAAACAATAGTTGACGAAACAATAATTGGACCACCACCCGATTATGAAACAACAAACACCAGTACAACAACAACAGAAACAATAGATAGTTCTGGACAAATAATTATTGAAACAAGAGTTACTGATTCAAGTGGAAATACTACAATTAGTGAAGAATCACCAGAAATAATTATTGTAAACGAAGACGGTACTACAACAACAACAAAAACGACTACTACGACAAACGAAGACAATAGTAAAGTTGTTGTTACAGAATCAGTTACAGTTGATACAAGCGGAACAACAATTATAATAACAAACAGTCAAAATCTTGATTCGAGTGGTTCATTCATAAGTGGAACAATTGTTACAAAATCAACTAGCGAAGATGGAAAAACAATAATTATTGAAACAATAGCTACAGATTCTAATGGAACAGTTATTATAACGAAAGAAACAATAATTGTTAATGACAATGGTTCAACAACTACGAATACAATAGTTACAGATAGTAGCGGAAATATTATTAGCGAAAATTATGTAACAACATCTGAAGAAACAAATATTTATGGACAAACAATTAATAAAACATTAGTTACAGATTCTAGTGGTAACACAATAAGTGAAACAATTGTTACAAAGAAAACAAACAAAAATGGTTCTATAACAATTGAAACAGTTGTTACAGATGCACAAGGACAAGTAACAATTATTTCAGAAACAACAACCAAGAATGATGATGGAACAACAACAATAATAATAGTTACAACTAAACCAGATGGTTCAATAGAAACCATTACTCGTAATTTAAGCGCTACTAATGAAATAACTAGTGAAACAATAGTTATTGTTACAACCTATGTAGATAATAGCGGAAATAGTGTATTGGAAACACAAACAACTAATTCTGATGGTACATCTAGCAACGTTAAAGTAACAACTTTCACAGATAGTTCCGGAAATATAACTGGAACAAAAACTGTTACAACTCCATCACATGGAATAAGCAGCACAATATTAGTTACTATTGAAACAGATGATAGTGGAAATATAATAACTACAACAAACACACAAAATGGTGACGGTTCGTCAAGTACTAAAACATCAACTGTTTTTACTTATTTGGACAATAGTGGCAATGAAATAAATGAAACAGTAACCACTGAAACAGTAGTCATTCCTCCAAATGAACCTGTAACTACTGAGACAGTAGTTACTGAGACAGTGGATAGTTCTGGACAAATAATTATTGAAACAAGAGTTACTGATTCAAGTGGAAATACTACAATTAGTGAAGAATCACCAGAAATAATTATTGTAAACGAAGACGGTACTACAACAACAACAAAAACGACTACTACGACAAACGAAGACAATAGTAAAGTTGTTGTTACAGAATCAGTTACAGTTGATACAAGCGGAACAACAATTATAATAACAAACAGTCAAAATCTTGATTCGAGTGGTTCATTCATAAGTGGAACAATTGTTACAAAATCAACTAGCGAAGATGGAAAAACAATAATTATTGAAACAATAGCTACAGATTCTAATGGAACAGTTATTATAACGAAAGAAACAATAGTTATTAATGACAATGGTTCAATAACTACAAAAACAATAGTTACAGATAGCAGCGGAAATATTATAAGCGAAAATTATGTAACAACATCCGAAGAAACAAATATTTATGGACAAACAATAAATAAAACATTAGTTACAGATTCTAGTGGTAATACAATAAGTGAAACAATTGTTACAAAGAAAACAAACAAAAATGGTTCTATAACAATTGAAACAATTATTACCGAATCTTCGGGTATTATTACAACAATCATAGAAACAACAACCAAGAATGATGATGGAACAACAACAATAATCACTAGTACACTAGTTATAAATGCTGACAAAACAAGTAAAGAAGTTATATTGACAATTACAAAAAATCAATATGGTTTAGTTGTTAACAATACAACACAAACCATTTATAAGGATTCGAATGGTATTGTTTTACCTAATAATATATTGAATGTTAGAAAAATTGATGAAAGGGTTGAATATTTATTTACATATTTTGCTGTTGAAGGTAGAAAAATCGCAGGAATACATTTGATTTTAGAAAAAAATATTATAGAAAATTCTATAATTGTGCCTGATAATTGGTATTATGCTGTTAAAGAAAATCAAATTATTTTATATACATCGGTTGTAAATGCATTATTATCAAATAATTGGAGTTTATTAGTTGATCTAGGAATTGATAATTATTATAATTTTTTGGTAAATTCTTTAAATGCTGTGGATAATGATGCACAATGGATTGAAGATATTTTAATTTATGAGCGTCAACCAGAACCAGAGCCAGAACCAGAACCAGAACCAGAACCAGAACCAGAACCAGAACCAGAACCAGAACCAGAACCAGAACCAGAGCCAGAACCAGAACCAGAACCAGAACCAGAATCAGAACCAGAACCAGAACCAGAACCAGAGCCAGAACCAGAACCAGAACCAGAACCACAACCAGAACCAGAACCAGAACCAGAGCCACAACCAGAACCAGAACCAGAACCAGAGCCACAACCAGAACCAGAACCAGAACCAGAACCAGAGCCAGAGCCAGAACCAGAACCAGAGCCAGAACCAGAGCCAGAACCAGAGCCAGAGCCACAGCCAGAACCAGAACCAGAGCCAGAACCAGAACCAGAACCAGAACCAGAACCAGAGCCAGAACCAGAACCAGAACCAGAGCCAGAGCCAGAACCAGAGCCAGAACCAGAGCCAGAGCCAGAACCAGAACCAGAACCAGAGCCAGAGCCAGAACCAGAGCCAGAACCAGAGCCAGAGCCAGAACCAGAGCCAGAACCAGAACCAGAACCAGAACCAGAACCAGAGATTCTAGCACCGTTTTGGTCATCTGATGATCTTATAACTAT